ACAAGCGCAAGCTGGTCAAGACCGCTGGCGTCGTGCGCTACGGGGCCTGGGGCGATCTGCTGCAGACCTCGAGCGTCCTTCGGGGCCTTAAGCGCCAGGGCTATCACGTAACGCTCTACACGAGCCCGCCGGCCCACGAGATCTTGCTGAACGATCCGCACATCGATGAGTTTTATTTGCAGGACCGCGACCAGGTCCCGAACCATCTGCTCGGCGAGTTTTGGGCGCACGAGAGCGAGAAGTACACCCATTGGGTGAACCTCTCCGAGTCGGTCGAGGGGAACCTGCTTGCGATGCCGGGCAAGACGCAGCACGTCTGGAGCCCCGAGGCGCGCCACCGCCTCATGAACCACAACTACATCGAGATGGCCCACCTCATAGCGGGAGTGCCCCATGAGCCGCAGATTCGCTTCTACCCGAGCGAGGACGAAAAGGACTGGTCCCGCAAAGAACGCGCCCGACTGGGCGGGGATCCGCTCATTCTGTGGGCGCTATCCGGCAGCTCGGTCCACAAGACTTGGGGGGGTCTGGATCGGACGATCGCTGCTATTCTTCTCGAGTTCCCGAACGCGCGTGTCCTGCTGGTTGGCGGGCTCGACTGCATCATCCTCGAGGCCGGCTGGCAAAACGAGCCCCGGGTCATCTGCCGAAGCGGGATCTACAGCATGCGCCAGACGCTCGCCCTGCTCGAGCATGTGGACGTGATGATCGGCCCCGAGACCGGGGTCATGAACGCAGGGGCGAACCTGCCGCTGCCAAAGATCGTGTTCCTGAGCCACTCGACCCACGAGAACCTCACCCGCGATTGGGAGAACGTCTACGCCTTGACCAGCGTAAACACCCACTGCCCAGGCCGCGGCGAAAACGCCGCCCCAGCCTGCCACCAGATGCACTACGGCTGGACCTTCTGTAAGCAATTTCGCGAGGAAGGCAATCCGAACGATGGGACCGCCCAGTGCATGGCCGACATCGACGGCGAGGCGGCCTGGGCGGTGATCCGGCAGGCGATCGCCTCGACCCAGCCCGAGAAGCTGATCCAGGTGGCATGACTGCCCTGAACTTAAACGCCTCCCAGGCCCTGACGCCCGCGACGTCAGGCACCTACGTATTTTCCGTCACCCGCGACCAGATCATCCGCCAGGCGATGCTCGACATCGGCGCGCTCGCCGAAGGGGACAGCCCGACGGCGCAGGAAATCAGCGACTGCGCGAACCTGCTCAACATGATCGTCAAGCAGTGGATGGGGCAGGCCGACTTTGCCCCGGGCCTCAAGGTGTGGACCCGCCAGCGCGCGGCGCTGTTCCTCGGGGCGAGCAAATACCTCTACAACCTGGGGCTCACCGGGGACAACTGGGCGGCCTCGACGACGGGCCTCGCCTACCCCCAGCTCTACGGCCAGACGCAGCTCACGACCTCCTACGCGGCAGGAACTACGGTTTTGGCGGTGGGCACCACCAGCCAGTTCAACATCAACGACTACCTCGGGATCGTCATCGGCTCGGACATCTTCTGGACCACCGTGGCGGGCATCGGGGTGGGCACCGTAACCATTCCGGCGCCGGGCCTCAGCGGTGCGGCGAACGCGAACGCCTACGTCTGGAACTACACGGTCAAGGCCCCGCGGCCTTTCATGATGATCTCGGCCGTGCTGCGCGACATTTACCTCAACGACACCCCGCTCGATTTCATGACCGTGGAGCGCTATGAAGCCCTGCCGACCAAGGCCGCACCGACCAACATCGCAGACCCGACCGCGGTCCTCTACGAAAGCGCCTACAGCCAGCAGCAGCCGAACGGGCAGCTGTACATCGACGTCGGCGGGGCGCAGGACGTAACCAAGCACATTCACTGCACATTCCTGCGCCCCGTGCAGGACTTCAACAACCCCGGGGACGCGCCCGACTACCCGCAAAACTGGTTCGCGCCGCTGGTGCTCGGGCTCGGCAAGCGCATCGCCCCGATGTTTCGCTGCAACTGGACCAAGACGCTCGAGGATATGCTGGTGGTATCTTTGGGCACCGCCAAGCAGGCAGACCCGGCCACGACTGAGGTCTACTTTCAGCCCAACGCCGACATGGCCTACGGCCCATGAGCGTCAAGCTCCAACGGCTGCCGATCTTTGGCGAGGGAGTCTTTTCCCGAAGTCCGATCGTCACGCGCCAGCGCCGGCTCAACTGCTACCTCGAGATCCGCAAGGACGCCGAGCGCTCGACCATCCTCGCCTACGGCACCCCGGGCCTCGCGCTTGCCTTCAATGCCTCGACCCCCTCGCAGTACCCCGCCCGCGGCATCATCGGCAACAAGACGGCCCTTTACGAGTGCGCCGGGAACGAGTTTTTATCGCTCTCGCAGGCAGGCGCGACGCTGTTTACGGGCATGCTCGGCTCGAGCCAGAGCAACGTGAGCATGGCCCTGAACCCGACCCAGGTGATCGTGGTCGACGGTATTAGCGGGTACATCTACACCCCGGGCGCCGCGACCTTTGCCGCCATCGCGAGCGCAGGCTTCCCGAACGGGGCCAAGACCGTCACCTACTGCAACGGGTTTTTTATCTGCGAGCTGCCGGGCACCAACCAGTTTTTCGTCTGCAACCTCAATGACGGCACCACCTGGAACGGGCTGTCCTACGCCGCGGCCGTGCAGTACATCGACGGGATTCTCGCCTGCGACTCGCTGTTCGGGATGCTGGTGATCTTCAGCTCCGGGCACCTCGAATTCTGGCAAAACGTCGGTGCGGTCCCGCAGCCCTTCCAGTACATCACCAACAGCGCGGCCGAGTACGGCCTCGCCGCCGTCTACGGGCGCGCGCATGTGGGCGACAGCCTGGTCTTTGTGACCCAGACCCTGGAGGGCGGGATCCAGATCGCCCGCATCCAGGGCTACCAGGTGAGCATCATCTCGACCACCGACATCGACAACATTTTGCAGGGCATGACCACGGTGGCCGACTGCACCGTGGTCGTCTACCAGGTTGATGAGCACAAGTTCGCCCAGTTTAACTTCCCCACCGCTAACCGCTCGCTTCTGTGGGATGCCACGACCGGCATCTGGAGCGAGGTGCAGACCGGCATCACCGGCGGCTACGCTGCGCGGCACCTGGCGCAATTTGCCGCGGTCGCCTTCGGGCAGACCTACGCGACCGACTTTAGCAACGGCAACGTCTACAACTTCAGCAACAGCCAATACACCGACAACGGCAACACGATCCTTCGCGAGCTCGTAACGCGGGTGGTGCTGCGGGACTTCAACGCCTTCCAGGTGGGCGAGCTGTACTTTGACATGCAGACCGGGGTCGGACTCCAAAACCCGGCGCTGCAAGGCTACAACCCGCAGGTGACGATCGAACGGGCGGTCGACGGGCGAGACTTCGGACCCCCGCGGCTTATCGCGCTTGGGCAGGCCGGGCAGTACATCACGCACGTACGGTGCCGGCGCAACGGCCGAAGCGATGGCCAGGGCATGATCTTTAGGCTTCGCATGAGCGATCCGGTCCCGTTCGTGGTGACCTCGGGCGCCGCCTTCATTGACACGGGGGTCGGATGACACCCCTGGGCGGGCTGCCGCGCACTCCGATGTTCGATGCCAAGGGAAACTTTACCGCCCCGTGGGCGGGCTGGTTCTCGATCGTGCAGAGCATCGCGCAGGCCGACTCGAGCTCGGGGCCCACCACCAGCCGGCCTACGACTAACCTCTACCTTGGCATGCAGTGGTTCGACACCACGCTCGGCTACCCGGTGTGGGTGGCAAGCCTTGGGCCCCCGGCCGTGTGGCACAACGCCGCGGGTGCGCCGGTATGAGCCACATTCTTGCTATTGGGACGGCCGATGTGATGCCGCTGATGATGGAAATCACGCGCCAGCCGCAGCTATGGAAGGCCGACACGTACCTGCGCGACTACCCGCAGGGGCCGTTCGGTGACACCGAGACGATTTTCCTTCGCTTCCCGCCGGCCTCGGTGACCGAGCTCGAGCGCGGCGAGCGCGACCAGCACGAGTGCGTATGGATGGACGGGGCCGTGCACCTGCCCGCCGCCCGGCCGCTGATCTTTCAGCTCATGACCCGCGTCGCGGGCGAGCGCCTGGGGCGCGTGATGATCAACAAGATCCGCCCCGGCGGGCGCATCGTCCCGCACGCTGACACCCCGGTGCATGCCGAGTATTGGGACCGCCACCACATCGTGCTTCAAAGCGACAAGGGCGCGACCTTCCGGGTAGGCGATGAGACCGTGCACATGCCCACGGGCACCGTCTGGTGGTTTCAAAACAAGCTCGAGCACGAGGCCCGCAACGGCTCCGCAATCGACCGGATCCACATGGTGATCGACATCCGCACCTACCGGATCGAAGCGCGCGCGCTGCTGCCGACCAAGGCCGCGCCATGATTACCGTCTGCGTCGAACGCCTGAGCGAGTGCCTCGAGGAGCTCAAGCCGCTGTTCGAACCGCACTGGCAGGAGCTCGCGCTCAACCAGGACAAGGTGCCGCTCGACCCGCAATACGAGATTTACCTCGCCCGCGAGAACCTGGGCGAAGTGCTGTGCGTCGTGGCGCGCGATGCCGGCACGGTGGTCGCCTACTTCGTAGGCTTTGTTTGCCCCGGGCTTCACTACCGCACCTGCCTGACGCTCACGATGGACATCTTCTGGATCGCGCCCGCCTACCGCGAGACCGACAGCTTAGGGGCGATCGAGCGCGACATGCTGTGCACCGAGCTGTTCGATCAGGTTAAGCTAGAGGCACTGCAGCGGGGAGTGCAGCGGGTCTTCTACGGCTCCAAAGTCCACAAGGACACCGGCAAGCTTTTCGAGGCGATGGGGCTCGTAGAGGTCGATCGCTACTACTCGGCCTGGTGGGGCGGATAATGGTCGCTGCAGCAATCATCGGCGGGGCGCTGGTCGCAGG